CCATGTGTCCATCTATCTGGGCAGATACTTCCCATTTGTTGACATTGTACTTGTCAACATGGTATTTTTCCAAGTCAACTTCAGCAACATGAAGAAGTTGTTCCAGTGTTTTGATTCTGGAACTTGACTTTGATACAATGTTCAGATGCTTTTTGTTTTCAGAAGTTTCAATCTTGTCTGACTGCAACATTGTTTTGAGCAAGTGCAGTTGTTGACTTTTTGGAAGTCTTCTGAATTCTTGTATGTATGGTCTAATAACATCAGACCATCTTGGTCTGAATTGCATTAATAGATTGAAACAATATCACTTGCAGTTGTTCCCTTTGCATGGATTCTTTTGACCATTATAAAGTCAATTAATGTTCCATTTGAAATGTTCTTCAGTGTGATTGTCTGACCTTCCATTGTGTCAACTTTTAAATCACCACCAGTTCCAATGAACAACTTTGAACCAGTCACATCCAAATCATTTCTGTCATCTGGTGTGATTGATTCTGCAAGACCTTTTGTTTTGTAATTTCTTGCTTTTCTTTTTTGTGCTTCAGATAATGCCATTTTTATTTTTTACAAGTTTCACAATTCGTTTCAAAGAATGACATGCACAATGGTAAAACTGAAACCAAAGTGAACGCCACAACCATCCATGACAATGGATGTGTTTGTACATAATCAGCAACAACATAAACAAGTACACCACTGATTGTTCTTTTTGCTGACCATTTCTTGTTCTTATCTTTCAATAAGTCTGGAATGATAGTCAGTGCATTTTTAATAATATCTTTTTTCATAGCTTTTTAATATGTCCACATGACATTCTGTGGAAGTTCTTCATCTACATCAACATGAATGAATCTGTTTGATATACCTATTCTTGTGAATCCAGCAGTCAACAATGCTTCAATCATATACATTCTTGTAGTTGAATTTTTACATGACAAGTCAACTGCATTTCCATTCAAATGGGAACTGGATTTTTTTCCACCAACCTTTTCATTCCATTCTTGGCTTCTCCATGATGATGTTATCTTAAAAGGAAATCCACACATTTCCCTTGCAATGTCCAGTTTTTCAAGTAAGTCATGATTCATCTTGTCAAAACAATTGACACCATCACAAACAAATTCTGATTCTGTAAAATATTTATATTTTGTCACTTTTGATTTTTTTAATGTTGTACACAAGTGCTGATATAAGCACTGCAATTGTCAATAGGCTTTCAACTTCCATGAATGAAAGTGATATTGCACCAAGATTGATTGAATTAAAACTTAGTAATTCTGTGACCTTGTTTTCCATCTCTTTTTTTCAAATATAGTTCCAACAATTTCTTGTTTATTTCTCTTTTTTCTTGATTGCTTTTGCAACCTTTTTTTCTTCCAGCCATTATCAGCAACAATTCCAGTTCTTCAATCTGTTCATTCTGTTGCTTCCAGATATTGTCAAACCACCTTCAGAATATGTCTGTGTTTCTGGGTTCATATCTGCACCAGAATTTGAATTGTATTCAGTGAACAAAGAAGAATTGTTTTGCAAATAGTCAATCAGTCTTTCAGTGTAAAATTGTGCATTAGACCTTTCAATGTCCACCAATCTTGCAACTTCATTTTGTGATAGTGCAGTGATATTGTCCACATTTCTTGAACCTATTGTTCCATTCAAAATCTTGCCTTGTAAGTATGGATAAAAATGAACCAATGTCCACTTCAATGTTGCCATTCGAACATAGTCATTCAACAAAGTATCATAATTGCCAGATATTGTTCCAGCAGTGATTTGTGTTTTTAAGGCATTGAACAAGTCAGTTCCAAGAATCGGTTGAATCTGTGAATCTTGTGCTTGAATAATAGATGGCAACATGTCTTTTTCATCCACACTTCCATCAATGTGTGAATATGCCTTTATATATGATGCATCAATGAAGATGACTTGTGATGATAGTCCCATATTTTTTTTAGTCTTTCATAAATGGTGGATTGACCTTTGCATGTTTTGGCATGTCATAAGGTGCAATTGATTCAGTTCCCTTTTGTCTGATGAATGGATTGTTTCCAACTCTGACTTCATTGTCAAGACCTTTTGATGGCATGAATGTCCCATCTGGATTTCTCTTTCTAAAATATATTCTTCTAATCCAACCATGTCTGCAATAGCATCCACCCTTGTATTCAAACAAATCATATTTTGATTGACCTTTCATTGCAAATTCACCATTTACTGAATCATCAGACATCTGTTTAATGTCTTCAAATGTCCATTCAAGACCAGTGTTTGACCAGTCCATCATGATGTCACAAAACTTTCTTGATTTGTTTCCAGCTTTGTTTGGAACATTGTTTGTCTTTTGATATGAATATCTGACTTTATACATTCCAGCATCATGTTGTGATTTTCCATCTGGGTCAGCCATTGATTTTCTTGGCATCTTATTGGCAAACTTGTGAAAGTTCTTTTGTGTTGTGTCAATTGATTCTTCAACAAGAAGTTCCCACGCATCATTGTCATTCTTTTCACCACACTTTTCCAGTCTTGACAAAAAGAATTCAGATTGTTCATCACTTAATTTTGGTCTGTCATCTTTTTTTTTTGATGACATTGCTTCAAGCAATTGTGAACCATCATCATTAAAGAACCCTTTTGCAACTTGTTCTGGTAATTGTAGAAACTGAACCAAGAAAACAACTGCTTGTTCTTTTGTCAAGATACCTTCTTGAACCTTTGCAACAATGTCAATTGCTGAACTAATTTGAGCACCATTGTATGATGCATCAACTTTTTCAACATCTGCTTCTTCAACCATTCCACCAACTTCATCTGATATTGTAGCCTTCGCATTTGGAATGACTTCTGTTGCAACTTCTTCATTGATGACTTCTGCTTCTGTGTCTGCAAATTCTGTCTTGAACAAATCAAAAGGTTTGAAGTACAAGTTAAGTGTCATTCCAGATTCAGCCAATATCATCTTCAATGCATCAATTATCACTTTTCTGAATGGTTCAATGATAGTCTGTTCAAACAATGCTGATGCAGTTTGCAATTCCTCTGCATTGTTACCCAATCCACCACCATCAATGATTCCAAAAAGTCTTGGTGAAACAACTCTATTTGAAACCATTATTTTTTTAGAACATTCTTCTGATAAGAATTGAAATTGCTTGTCTGCATCTGACAATGGCACTGGTGTGATTTCTGGTGTTGTATCTCTACCATCTGAAAAAGTACACAAGAACTTTCCACTATTTCTTGAACCAGACAATTCAGATTCAATTGTTCTTTTTATTTCTTCACGCTTTTCCCTTGCTGGAATACCATTTGCAAAGTTGATGATGAATGATGGTGCAAGACCATGTTCAATGTTGGACAAGTGAAACTGACTGATATTTGCTTCAAGTTCAGCATAGTTCCATGAACCAATCCAGTCTGGTTTTGGATAGTAATATGAACCAACAGAATTCATCTTGACACACAACACTTGATTTGGATGTATGTCTTTGTGTTTAGGATTGAATGCTGGAAGTTCAGTTGTTTTTGCCCTTCTTCCATCTTCCCAATTGTATGAATGATAATATGATTTGACTTGACCTTCATCATCAGTGTGTCCAGCTCTCATTGTTTCAAATGGCAAGACTTCAATTTCTGTAATTGATTCTCTATCCAATGAATATGAAACTGACAAATAAAAACCACCATGAAGTTTCAAGTCCATGCACATCAATTGAACATCATTCTTTCCAATCTGTTGGTTGATTAGTTTTTGAAGTGCAACCCATTCTTCAACATTTTCTGATTTGTCATCTGCATCAAGACCACCACCATAAATCCAAGAAGATATTGAATTGACAAGTGCATTCAGTGTGCTTGAATTTTTATACAACATATTTGTGTGTTGTGGAAATAGATTGTCAGAACCATACCAAATATAATCAAATCCTTTCTTGTCTATTTCACTGGAATCAGTCATATCATATGATGACCCCATTGCAGAAAACATAAATTCTTTATTGTTATCCATTGTAAGCAATTGTTTTTGGTATCACTAATTCTTGGACACCATTCTGTGAATTTTGGAAGTATGTATTTTCAAAGTTGTCATTGTGAACCAAAGCCATGCCAACACAAACTGATGCACTGATTTTTGAATCACTTGGTGATGTTGCACCAGTGTCACCCCAAAACACTTCATAATTATACAAACCAGTTGTGTCAATATTTAAATGATAATTTTCAACATGGTCATCAAGATACAAAAAAAATTGTTTGCTTCTTGGAAAATTACCAAGACCATATGGTGTTGAACCAAGTTCAGTGAAGTATGTTTTTGATGTTGCTTGTTCTGTTAAATTTATATACCATGAAATTTGTGTCTGAACAAGAAATGGTGAAGTTGGAACATACTGGACATTTGATGAAGAAGTGGTTGTTGAATTTATAGTGTTTGCATACAAATCACCATAAACATCAAGTGAAAAAATATTCTGATAACCATCTGAACTTCTTAAATGCAACATGCTATTCTTCTATATCTGATTCAACCTTCTTTTTTTTTGACTTCTTTTTTGGCTCTAAATAGTTCGGAAAGTTTTGCTTCACAAAATTGAAATCTTGTTCTGTCATCACATCATCCAAAATGATTGACTTTCTGCCAATGTGTATTTTAAAACCAATGCATTCTTTTTTAATCTTCATAGGTGTCTATTTAAAAAAAAAGGATGATGATTTTCACCACCACCCTTAACAACTAAACCAAAATAAATCTTTTATGATTGTGAATGATTGTATTGTGAAGTTGACAATTCCAATTCACCACTTGAAAAAACAGCACTACCAAATGGTGTTGCATCTTTCACAAATGCTGGTTTTGGTTCTGCACCTTGAAGTGTCAATGAATATCCAACATAGTCACCATAAGCAACATCCCCACCATGTGCATATGCACCACCAGTGACTTGAACACCATTTTCAGTTCCCAATAAATAGTACATCCCATTGTTGTCAAGTACAAATATTTGCCAAAGACCTTCAACCACATTTTGCATTCTATCCCATGATTCACCAGAATCATGTGAAAGTTTCAATTCTAAGTCTTGTTGATATACAACTGCACCACCACTACCAGTGACAATTGTTTGATTGAATGAAGATGCTTGTCTGTCTAAATCAAATTCATAAAAAGGAATCGCAGTTCCAGAATCATCCACTGATATGTCAGACATGTATCCATATGTTGCACCAGCAACTGCACTTGAAGTCACACCTAAAATTCTGTTTCCAGAATAATAGTTTGCAAGGAATACTTTCTTAATACCACCTACTTGACCACCACAAAAAAATGCTCTACCTTTGGAAATTGTACATCCAGCCATTATTTTTTTTATTTAAAAGTTAAAAAGTGAAAGGTGACTTTTACATCACCTTTCTGTGTTATTTAGGCATCATTCTTGAACCATACAACATCAGCAACAACACCAATTTGTGTCCCTACTGCATAACGCATTGTAATTCTGTAATTGTCAGAACCATCAAGTGGTGTCATGTCAATTGCTTGTGCAAGTGAATCTGAATCAGCAGTTCCGATTCCAACAAATAAGTTGTTCTTACTTCCAAGCATTGCTTCACCAGATGCAATTCCTGGACATGATACTAACTTGTAACCAAGAAAGTTTGTTTGTCCACCATTTGCAGCTGCATTGTCATATCCATTTCCTTGTTGCCCAATTGCAAGATTGTATGCAGAAATGGTTGCTGGATTCACATATATGTTTGTGTTTTCAAAGTCACCAACTAATGCTGTTGGCATTGCAGTGATGATTTGTTGTAGTCCTTCAATAACCTCTGCTGAATCAACAATTGACTTCAAAAGTTCAGTTGCACCAGCAGTGTTTCCAGATGCCAATTTAAATCCATTAAATGCACCATAACCAGATGCAGTTGCACCACCCATCCAAATGTTGTGTTCAATGTCTGCTTGTACAAACTTTGCAACATATAAAAGTATTGCATCTGCATAATCATCTGGTACACCAGAATTGATTGAATATGCATCACCTTGCCACCAAGTATTGAAATTCTTTTTACATAATTGAAGATTGACCATCAAGTCAGTAACTGTAAGAATTCTTTCATCCAAGTCAGTTGTTGCAGTTGTGTCAAAGTCAC